TAAAAAATATCCATCAGTAATTGATTGTGGTAATGTAAGTGTATAACTTTGTCCTGCTGAATGTGGAGGTCCTTGTATAGAAACTCCATGACTATTCTGAGAACAATTTAAAGTTAATTTTCCATCAGCACTAGCACCATCACCTTTAATTACTAATCCAGGTGTAAATTCTGTTTTGGCATTTGTAATAGCATCTGCATTTACTTTAACTGTAGTTACAGCATTACTAGCTAGTTTGTCTGCTGAGACAATACCATCTTGTAAATCATTTGCTGTTAAAGCTGTTGCTGCAGGAGTCTTACCAACGTATGCCATTTATTATTCCTTAAAATTATGCTGAGATAGTATCTACAACACTTGTAATTACATCTACAGATGAAGCTGCTGAAGCGTAGGCCTTAACTGCATCTCCTGTTTGTAATACAACTTTAGAACCACCATCAATTAATTCTAAAGAACCACCACTTGGAATAGGTGCATCTTTAATAATATGATAAGTTGTGGAACTATTTTCTACATATACAGTTACGTTAACAGATGTACCTGAAGTATTAGAACATCTAATACCAATAATTGCATCATCAGAATCTGCTGCTGCTCTTAATGTAGTAGGTGAACCTGAACTGTTTGATATGTTTTGTTGTAAATATCTTTCAAAATCTTGTGCCATAGATTATCCTAATTATACCTTTTTTTTACAATATTGTCAACACAAATTACAGAGCAATAGCCATTGCAACAGCAAAACCATTACTAGCTTTAGTGTTGATATTAGTATTAGCTGTGTCTATTTGTGTTTGAATTGCACTTGTTACTCCGTTTAAATAACCAAATTCAGTATTATCTACAGAACCATCATGTATTAGATTAGCATTTAATCTATTACTAGCGTCTATTGTAGCTTGTTTACTGTCTATTTGAGTTTGAATAGCTGAAGTTACACCATCCAAATATTGAAATTCTGTATTAGATACATTACCATTTGCTATTTTAGTAGCATCAATAGCTGCTGCAGCTTTAATATCAGCATCAACTATATTAGTAATTGTATTGTTATCTGAATCTATTGTCTTGTTTGTTAAAGTCTGAGTACCAGTTAGGGTTGCTACTGTTGAGTCAATATTTAAAGTTACTGCTCCTGAAGTACCACCTCCTGATAATCCTGTACCTGCTGTTACTTCTGTAATATCACCTGTTGGAACTGTAGCAACTTGTGCATCTACATAAGCTTTAATAGATTGTTGAGATGCAACTTTAGTAGCTGAATCAGATGCCATATTATCTTCATCTAAAAACGCTGTACCACTTAAACTTGTATTAAGTACTGGACTTGTTAATGTCGGACTTGTTAAAGTTTTATTAGTTAAAGTTTGTGTTCCTGTAAGTGTAGTAACTGTAGAATCAATAGCAATATCATTTGCATTAGCAGTAATACCTGTACCACCAACAACATTTAATGTTACATCACCTGTTGTTCCACCGCCTGTTAAACCATCACCTGCAACAACTGAAGTAATATCTCCAGTAGGTACTGAAGCTACTTGAGCATCTACATAAGTTTTAATTGCTTTAGCTGATGCTAATGTATCATCTGAAGAAGATACTGAATTAATATCTGTATCTAAAACTCCTGATTTTAAATTATCAACTTCAATGTTAGATACTGTATTATTATCTACATCAATAGTTTTATTTGTTAATGTTTGAGAACCTGTTAATGTTGCAACTGTAGAATCAATTGCAAATGTCATTGTTTGTGCAGAACCTGTAGTATCAATACCAGTTCCACCAGTAAATGTTAATGATTGTGAATCTAAATCAACAGATTGAGAACCACCACTATCACCTGAAAAATCTAAATCACTAGCTGTAACTTGTGCATCAACATATGTTTTAATTGCTTTAGCACTAGCTATTGTATCATCACTCGCTGAAACTGAACTTAAATCTGTATCTACATCTGTAATAGCTGTAGCTGAACCAATTACTAAACCATCTAAAGTTACATTACCATCAAAGTATGCATCTTTAAATTCTAATGATGATGTACCTAAATCAATATCATTATCTGTAGTTGGTACAATAGCACCATCTTGTAATTTAAATTGTTCTACTGAAGAACCTGAAACATCAATTGAAAATTCTATTTGGTCATTTGAAGTATCAATGACAATTTTATTAAGAGGAGTAGTTAATCCTGCATCTCCAATTAAACCAATTACTGGACCTTCTGCTGCAGTACCATCATGTTTGTGTCCAGTTGTATTATTAAATGCTGCGAGAATTTGATTATATTCGTTATTAAATAATGACGCTGATATTGTATCGCCATCATTAATAGAACTTTGTCTAGTATATCCTGCCATGTTATCTTCTTCCTCCTGCTATAAATGAAACAAACATTCCGTTTACTGAATATGGTGCATTTGAATCATTACTAAAAAATTTAAAGTTATTAGAAAAACCACTTCCTGTTACTGTAATTCTTTTACTTGGTAAAGTTGTTGCTCCAAATATACCTGTTCCAAATAATGCTGAACCAAACAATGATGCTGAACTTAAATTACCAACTGCAAAATTACCTGGTTGTGGAACTTCAGAACTTTCAAAATCATATCTAATTCTTAAATTTAAATCGTTCTGAACACCTTCAGGTCTAATATTTGCTTTTACAGCATATAAACTTTTTCTTAAACCATTATCACCATAGTCCATATCAGGTGTTTGAAATTCTGCTTCAACATTTGAACCATCAAAACTATTTCCAGTATCATGTTGATAAACATATCCTGATTCATCTGTATGATAAATAAATTCTGTACCTGAACTATTTAAATCTGAAGTAATAAATTTAACAGGTAGTCCTTTTGTTTCACTCCATTCAAAAGCAGGAATGCCCTCTGAACTATATTTAAATGTTCCTATAATTCCTTTTTGTCCTGAATCAGCTTGACCTGATTGATAATAGAATAATCTATATTGACTTCGTTCTCTAATAACAGTACTTGAAATAGTATAATTAGCAAAATTTCTTAATATATCATCTACTAATGGTAATATTTTTCTAGAAATAGAACCTAATTCTACGTCATCAATTCTAGCTGTACCAGCAACTGTTCTTAATCCATCAGGTGCTAGGAAGATTAAATCTCCACCTATCTCTTGAATTGAGTTTCCACTTACACAACCAATATTTTTAGTTACTGATTTAATTATAGGAGTAGAATCAAGGTTTGTCAACTCATAAATACTGTTTTTACAAAATATAATTAAGCTATTTCTAAATACTTTAATACCTGTTACTATATCTCCTACATCTACTGAACCTGCTGAAGACCCTTCAAAATCATAAGGTTTTAATCTAGTACTATAATATACTGTACTTGGATTAGTTGTTTGTCCTGATACTATTATTCTTTCAGAAAATCTTTCAATTAATGAACAACCTACTGGAGAAGACCTTTCAATTTCTTCAAAGTGATATTTATTACTATCATCAATATAAAATTCACCTATTTTATTTTGACCATCTACAAAGTATAAAGTTCCATTTTGACCACCTGTAGATTCAAAGTTTACAAATTTTACATCACTTTGATTTGTTCTTGTAATAGTTGTTGCACTAGCTAAACTAGAAGCAGCAATACCACCTATAAAATAAGATAATCCATTTTGAGTACTAGCTGTATTAGCATTTGTATCTAATGTAAGTTCTGTATCAGTTTGAATAGATAATACTTTATAAAAGTTACCATCTATTTTAATATCATCATTAACAGAAAAAGATGTTAAAAAAGTTGTACTTGTTCCTGTTACAGTTGCTGAACCTGAACTAATTGAAACTGTTCCTGGCCCTGCTGTAAATGTATCTTTATTTATTTGAACGTATGAAGTACCTGTAGTACTAAAATATAAATTAGTATCTTGAGCAACTACTATACCATCAGCATAATTTTTTAAACCATGCATTACATCTGTAGCTGAACCTGATGGAATTACTGCACTTGTAGTTCCCCATTTTTCATAACCACTTACTCTTCTGTAACCACCAGTTGTAGCTGATTCAAAATTTTGTAATTTAGTTGCAGCACCTGGAGTTCTAAATAAAGCATGTGAACTTGAAATTAAATCCAAGCCACCTTGTACTGTAATGGAAGCTCCTTGTGTTGGCATAATTTATTCCTTAATATAAGAAAGCAAAACGAACATCTGACATATATTCAGGTTGAGGTGAATTTAATTGGTCAGCCATTTGTTGTAAACCTTTTTTATATTCGTCTAATGCTAATTGTGATTGTGCAATGTTATCTTTAAATTGATAAATATAATATCTAGCTCTTGCTAGTAAAACTGGTTTGTATTGTTCAGGAAATAAAGGTGTATCTGTATCTGCTGATAATGCTGCAGGTCTATCATAAGCAAAGAAATAAATTCTGTAAACTTTATCAGGTATAGGTGATAATCCAAATCTTCTACCATCTGAACTTCTTAAAACTCTTAATGGAGTTCCATATGTTTGTGTGTTTGCTTTATTTGCTTCTTCTGCTTGAGCATAATTTTGTCTCCATGCAGCTAAAGTTGAAAATGATAATTTATTAATTGTATATGGAGATGTTTCTCCTGTAACACCTTCTGTTGTTAATGTAAAACCATCCCAGTTTACTGAATCAAAATCTGAATCTACATCAGTAGAAGTTGGTTTCATTAAATACCATCTTGTTCCAGCTACAGTTTCTACATAATGATTACCATAATATTCATTTTGTGGTGCTGCAGTATGTAACCAAGACCATTCATCAACAGCATCTACTATATCAAAGTATGCTCTATTAACAGCATTTGATACAAACTTTTGAATACCTAATGCACCTGATACAGTTGTAACTTCAGGTTCATTTATTTCAACCAGTAATTCATTAACCATTGATAGATAAGTTTTAGCCATTTAACAATTCCATGCTCTTAGTGATTTATTAATTCTTGAATTAGGGTCTCTTGCAGTTTTTTTAGAAGTGAGTTTCTTTTTCATGCCACGCATTCTCGCACAAAAACTCTTTCGCCTGTTGGCATCTTTTTTTGTTTTAGGATTGGGTGCAGGTGGTTTTAAATTTCTCTTCTTACCTGTCTTTGTTCGACCTTTATTGTAAGAAGCTCGACCCTTTGCATTTAATCCACCTTTAGGATTCTTCCCCTCTTTACGAGTCCAAGCTGGTGAAGACATTATACCCATAGCTATTATTTTTTCTTTTTCTTATGCATCATTCCACCATGCATCATTTTAGATTTTTTAGCTACTTTTCCACCATACTTGTATTTACCTTTATTGGCAATTTTGCCACCAGGCATTGCTTTTTTCATTGGCATATTATTTCCTTTGTTATATTACAACAGCTATAATGATAATAACACCTACAGCAATTACTTCCCATTTGTGGTTATCAATATAATGTTGAATTTTGTTGTTAATTTTTTCTTTTATAAGTTTTAACTTTTCCATAATTTCCTCCGATTAAAGTGAAGGGGTATATTTCAACCCCTCCACGAATAGTTTAGTATATATTAATACTATAACTCTATTAGTCGATAACGTAAATTATCTTACCAACAGCGTCAGTTCTTAATACTTTTCTTCCCCAAACCATTAGTCCTCTCACGATATCAGCGAAAGTACCTGTGTCTCTAACTGTTTCTACTTTGTTCATTGCAGATGCAGCAGATGTTGCTGAAATGTGTCCGAATAAAGCTTCAGGTGCAGTTGCTGAACCAGCAGGTGTTGCTCCTGATAAGTCGTTAGTTGGTACGTTAGTTGATTTGTACATAGAGAAACCTCTAAGTTGTCCTGATGCAACCAAACCATTTCTAATTGAACCTTGACCTGCGTTGAAGTCAACAGTTAACAATTTAGAAGCTGTGTTTGATAATACATTGTAGAACTCAGGGTGAGCTACGAACCATCTACCTTCTTCAGGTACAGAGTTAACATCTAATTCTTTAGCAGCAAGTGCCATTTGATTTAGAGGGTCAACTTCGCCTGAACCAAAACCTATATCAATAGGTGTAGATGTTGTTCCCATTCCAGTTGTTACTCCAGCACCAGCACTAATAGCTGCTAGGATGTTTGAATCCATTGCATCTCTTAGTTTGTATGCAGCGTTGTCTGAAGCAATAGCTTGGAAATTAACATGCGAGAATCTTCTTTCTAAGTCGTCTAGTTTGAAAGAAAACGATTTCGCTTGGTCAATTGTAAGAACAAGCTCTTGGTCTGTTAAGTCTGTAGATGTTACAGCTAGACCTCTAGTGTAATCATTTACAGTTATTTGAGGCTCTTTGATAATGTTTACTGTATCTCCGAAGTTTGCAATTTCACCCATGTAGTCGGTGTTACAAACTGCTTCTGCTACAGCAGCTTTTCTAAGAGCTATTTGTACTTTTTTGGAGTAGATTTCAGGAATAAAGAAACCATTCGTTTGACCTGAAACAGCTAAACCAAAGTTGTACGTTGAACCACCAGCAAATTTTGCCATGATTTACTCCTTTGTTTGTTAGTTGTTAATAAAAAACAGAAAAATTAATTACTTAATTCTTCCTTCACGTTGAGCTTTAACAATATCTTTTTCATACTGCATAAACTCTTCGTCTGACATTCTTTCAATATCAGAACGATTGAAGATAACTTCCTTTGATTCAGGAGTTTGAACTTGTTCATTAGTTTTAACTAATAAGTCAGCTCCATCATTTCTAGGAGATTTCTTCTCGGTTTTTTTATTTACACCAAGTCCTCGGTCCTTCTTATATAAGTCAATTGCTCTTGCAGCAAGTGTACCATCAGAATTATTTTCATATATCCATCCTCTAATTTCCATTGGTTGGGTATTAGCCCATTCGTGAAAATCATCAGATTCTTTGATGTCCTCAAAGTCAGGATGATATTTTGAAAGTTGTAATTGAGCTTCTCTTTGTTGTAACTTAGAGTTAGCTTTCTTTAAACCTTCTAATTCTTCTTGCATACTTTTTATCTCATTTTGAGATTGCAAGTGAGATACTGTTTCTACAACTCCATATATGTCAGGGTAGTCTTTCTTAAAAGAGTCTAACTCTTCTTTAGATTTTGGTGGAGTATATTTAGGTCGGTTTTCCTTTAATTGTGTTTTAAGGTCTGCCTCATTTTTTTTCCACTCATTAAGACTTCTGTCATAATATCGTTTTAGGTCATCATATCTCTTTTTATAATCGACCTTCTTATAAGGGTTAGCTTCTACATTTAGTGCAGAATCTTGAACCTTATCCGTAGTGGCTGAAGTACTTTCGGTAGAATCATCAGGGTTGCTATTTCTAGCAGTAGCTTCTGATTCATCTTGTTTACTTTCAGGGTTTGGCACAAACAATCCACTATCAGCATGTTTAAGTTCTGTAGGCATTACTTTTTCAGTATGCCAAGCTTTCTTCATGTTGTATGGATTTGCCTGGGCTTCTTGTTGTCCTTCTTCGTTTTTCTTTATCATGTGTCCTCCTTTAGGGCTTCTTAACTTACGAAGGTAGCTAAGTTGGATTTGTTATTTTTAAACGAAGCTACAAGGGCTTCTATTTCTAGAAGGTAGCTTGTCTATCTAGAGAGTTCCTTATCTCTCCAAATTCTGTTATACTGTTTCTTGTTGTTCTTCTTGCATTTGAACACCAGCATCATAAGCTTCTTCAGCTTGTTTCATCATCTTTCTTAATTTATCAACGCCAAGATGTTTTACTGCTTTCGCTGTAAATACAAACTCACCATCTGATAATAATGCTGGGATAGAGTCTGAAGTTCCTGTACCTGGTCCTTCTACTTCTCCATCATCAGTAAATTCTGTTGCAACTAATTTAGGAATGATAGCTTCTAATTCAGGGTGCATTTCAACTGCTTCATCTAATAAAGTTTCTTCTTCTTGTGATAAAGCAGATGTATCTATGATAGCATCCATTCCTTCTAAATCTTCATCTGTAATATCTTCGTCATCCATGTTTTCATCCATACCAACTGGTTTTTCTAACATAGACTCTTCAACATTCATTGGCATTTCTTCTACTAAATCACCTTCTGCATAAGCTTGATAATCAGGTCTTTGGTCATATTTACCTTTTTCAATTCCTATCATACCACCTAATGCAGCTTCAACTCTTTCTGATTTAATAGCTTTTGATGCTTCGTATTTTGCTAAATCACTTTCTTGTTTTTCAGTTAGCTCTAATCCTGCATCTTTCATTTCTCTAAGAGCTTCCATACTTCTCATTTCATTTAATTCTGAAGTTGAAACATCTTTAGGGTTTGGTTTTAAATCTTCAATATCAAATTCTTCAAATGCTTCAGGTTCTAAAACTTCATCACCTGTTTTATATTTTTGTCTTTTTAATAATCCACCCATAGCTTTTTTTATAACTCCTTTTCCAATTAAAATGTCTTTTTGTGTTACATCTCCACTTCCATCTAAATCAGGAAATGATTCTCCACCTTTTTTAAATCTAGTTCTTGATGGAGAAAGTAATCTTGATGGCATTCCTTTTCTTGCACTTCTAGGAGTATTCACATCATAAGGTGTAATACCCATATCTTTTTCATCCTCTTGTTTTTTAATAAACGGAGGCATAGACATAAGTCCACCTGTAGCCATTTTCTTTGCTTTAATTTTTTTCATAAGTTTCCTCTTCTTCCAATTATAGAAATAATAAACTAATATGTCAACACTAATTTATTTTAGCTATTTCTCTTACGTTATTGGGTAGGTTCTTCAACTTGTCCAGTAAATTCCATCTCCCCTGGCATTGGTGTATTACCTGGTCCGATTGGGCTTTCGCCATTTCCTGGGTTGTTTGGTCCTGCATTTTCTGCAGGTATTCCTCCATTACCTTCCATTGGTCCGAGTTCACCAGGGACAGGAGCTTGAGGGCTAGTTCTTTGGTTAACATTTTGTTGTCCTATTATTTTTGCGTAAATTTGTGCTTCATCTTTTGTATTCATTATTTCTTGAGGGTCTAAATCTAATGAGTGTGCTAACTCTTTTATAACCTCAGACATTCTAACGAATGGAGCAATAGCAGGATTCTGTACTGTTTGTAAGAACATAGTTAGTCTTTGACTTCTAACTTCTTTCTTCATTAAACTAGAAGAACCTGTTGCTTTAATTTCTAAATCACCATGTATAGGTAAATCACCTTCATAGAATTGCATATTCCATTGGAACATTGCTTCACCTAATGGTTTAATTAATTGGTCATCAATATTTTTAATTACTGTTTTAATATTTAATGATGCTGCTCCCATTAACATTGACATACCTGATGCTGTTCTAGTCATACTTTGAACACCAGTTTGTCCATGTGAATAAGATGGTAAACCTGTTGATTCATCTGCAAGTTGTCTAAACTTATCAAACATCTGCATATTTTCTACCGCAGTATTTGGAAACTTCAATCCATAAATAGATTGTCCAGGAACACCTGATTGTCTTTTAAATATTTTACCAGGAAATACTTCCATAGTTTGATTAGATGCTAAAGCAGATTCATCTACATCAAATACTAAGTTACCAGCTAATGCTAAATTATCAATAGCCATTCTTGCATGACCATTCATAACTTGTTGTGCATCATCCATATTTTCAGGAACACCAATACCAAAAAACGTATATGGATTCTTTTCATATACAAAAGCTTGATAAGGAGTTCTAAAAGGTTTAAATGGATTTTCTACAATTCTAATTATTTTATCTCTAACCATCCAAACATTTACTTGAACTTCTGCTGAATCTTCTATATCTTCATCAAGTTGCAATCCTTCTTCTCTTGCACTCATTGCGTCTATAGTTCCCCAATATTCTAAAACTTCATATCTATAATTTTCTATATCTGCATATTGAGATTTTTCTAAGTCAATATCTGTTTCCCAAGATTTCTTTTCATACTTAGCTCCCATTTTAATACATTCTAAAATTTGTTCTCTATTAAAGAATGGTCTGTTAGCTAAATCTAAAAATTGAGATTTGTTTAATCTGTGTCTTTGAATAACATATTCTGCTTCATTCATGTTTCTAGCATTTGGGTCAGGGTAAAAATCCCATACTGAAACAAATTCTACTCTAGGTACTTTTACAAATTCAGGTTTGTATTCTCTTGCTGTACCATTTCCTGTTGAACCATATTTGTGTAAAGTTTTATTATATGTAAATGGTCCTTTAATAATTCCTGTTCCTAATAAACAAGATTCAAAAATAGCATTTCTTAATTCAATACTACCATTTGATTCTTCTATTTGGTCATGTATTAATTTTTCTAATTGTCGAGCTGCAATTTGTGCAGGTTTGATTTGAGGCATTTCAGGTGTAGGAGCAGGTCCTTCTGATAAATTTGCTTCTTCGTATTTATCTTCTAAGCTACCTAAAAAATTATCATTTAAAGATTCAAATGTTGCACCTTTTGGTAAATCTCTTCCATCACCAGGAAAACCTAATACTGAACTAGGAGATGGTGATTGAGGCATTTCACCTGGAACAAAATCAGGATTACCTTCTATGTTTGGAACATTTTGATTAATACCTGTTTGTTCTTTGAGAGGATTAAGATGAGCATATTCAGCTACACCTTCAGGTACTCTTGTTTCTTGAATAGTTAATGGAAATTTATTAGCACCAAATAAAACATCTATTAGTTGTCCATAAGCTGCTAAAACTTTTGTCTTAGTAACTTTAACAAAGACTCTAGATTTTTCATGGTCTCTAAAAGCTACATTCTTAAAATATCTACCACGATAATTATGAAAAGCTTGAAGCCATCTATCTTCATCATCTTCTCTAGTTGTTTCTGCTTGATAGAATTTACTTTTAATATTTGATACTAATGCAGAAATTTTTTCTTCTTCCTGCATATCTTGAACATCCTTAATAGGATTTTTATATGAATCGTATGTAGCCATAAACCTCTAAGTCCTTATTTTGTTCGATACTTATAATAATACAAGTTTTATTAAGACTTGTCAACTATCTTTTTAATATCTATGATAACCGAAGTAGGTATGATAGTAACATTACCTAGCTCGTCAATATCTCCATCATCATCTTCAGCATAGTCTCCAAAGATTCTAGTCACGCCTTTTGTTTGACTTAGTAGATGTCCTTTTGTAGTACAGATAGGTAAATTCATCTTTTTAGCATCTTCAATAGATAGCCAAAGCGACTCACTCATTATGTCATACCATTTTACAACTACTAAAGGATAATTAGATATATTATATTTATCACCACTTTTTCGTTTAACTTTTAATATTTTTCTCTTCGTTCCTCTTATCATCATCAGTTTTTGCCTTACCTTCAGGTTTAAAATCGCCTTTCCCTTCTATCTTTGAACTAGCTGCCCAATCTGTAAATTGGTCTTTGTAGCCTCCGTTATCAGAATAGCGTGTTATGTTAATTTTGAATATTTGTTCAATATCCTCCCGTTTGACATAAGATTGTAATTCATCATATGTCATAATTTTATCATAGACTTCATTAGTATTTTTATTTTTAAATGTATATATAGGCATAATTAATATCCAAATATTGGGTCTGAAGGTGTCCATTTCTTTTTGTTAGACATATCCTCCCAAACCGATTGTGTTCTTGGTCTAGACATAATTAAATATCTTAATGCATCATATGCGTGGTCTGATGCTTTTGTATCTACATCTTCAGGTTTGTTAGGGTCTAAAGGTATAGATTGAATCTCTCTAATTAAATTAGGACAAGTTTTAAATATCTGTAACTTAGGTCTGCCTTTATCATTTAATTTTAATCTTTCATGTATTTGTATTTTACCTTGTATTCTATTCTTATCAGCTCTTCTAAGTTTATGACCAGCTTTAGATAATACTTCTCCAACACTTGGTCCTGTTTGTCCAGTTCTATTCCATGCTGCCCAATCTAAAACACCACGAACAGATAATCTATCTTCTTTTTCAAACTCATAAATTTTTTTAGCTAAGTCTTCACCAGTTAAACCTTTTTGATATAACTCTCTATAAATAATTAGAGTTTCATCTTGTGGGTCTATTGCTGCCCAAACTACTGCAGACTCTGCTGCATAACCATAGTCAATTCCTTTTACTCTATCCCAATGTTTAGGTAATGTGTATGGGTCAATACAATGAGTATCATAATCAAACTCAACAAACGCTGCTCCTTCAGCAACATCCCAATTACCTTCTAATAATTGTTTTCTTTGAACAGCAGGTAATGATTGTAACATCTGTTCATACTTACCATCTTCTGCTAGATATGGATTGTCTTCTAATCTAGCTGGTATAAATTTTCTTGTTATCTTATCTTCACCAACAAAAGATTCATTAGGTGGACTAGGGTCTAAATATCTTTTCTTTACCCAATGTCCTCCAACACCACCTGGGTTAGCTGTACACCTTATGTAACAATTAATAGCAGGATTTGTAGTTCTTAATCTAGATTGTAAATACTGTAATGGAAACTCTGTTGGATATTGTGTTAATTCATCAATACCTATCCATGTATATGATTGTCCTTGGTATCTATATACATCAGCATCTCTATCAAGATAACCAAACTCTAATGAAGCTCCTGATGGAAACCTCCATATCTTTTCTACTTCTCTAAACTTAGCACCAGCAAAAGCTTTAGGATATAACTCTCTAGATTTATCTATAAGCTCTCTTAACTCAGGCATAGATTTTCTTAATAACAAAGCTCTATGCTCTTTGATATGCATGTATCTTAGTGGGTCAACTAACATAGCATATGATTTACCACCACCAGCAGAACCACCATATAATACATCTTGTTCTCCTGCTGCTAAAAATTCTGTTTGTGGACCATCATTAGGTTTAAATACTATCCTGTCTTTTTCTTTTTCGAGTAGTTCTTTAACTTTCTTAGGAAGCTTATCCAACTTCCCTTTCTCCACCACGCTGCCTGTCTTACTTTTTTCATTTGGATTTATTGCTTGGTCAACTGCACCAAGAGCTTCTTTTTTATGTTTTAATCTTTGTTTTGTATTATCTAATTTCTTAGCAATCTTTTTTAATTCTCTTTCTTTTTCTCTGATAGCTTTTCTTGCAGCCATCTTGGTCTTTTGAGCCTGAGAAAAGAAATACTGTCTTTTTGGTTTATCAGACATATTAAGGTCTTAACACCCAAAGTAAAATTACAATTATAGCTAATAAAGCTGTTGTTGTATTAATTGGGAAAAAAGGTTCTACGTAAATATTTTCCATTAACTACTTACCCCCATTAACCATAACATAATAAATATATAACATATCGGTTCCATTATTTGTCCTTTCCTAGTATTCCTGTTGTAGGTGTTTCTTTTGGTTTATCTTTATCAATAATTTTCTTGAGACCCATTGCAGATAACTTGCGACCTGTTTGGGATTCTAAAATTTCTACTGCACCTCTTAATGAGAATGCCCCAGCTTTAACACCATCTTTCATTTCTTTTAAAACCTCTAATTCTTTTTCTACAGGTTCTAATGTATTATCTTCTTTTAGTTTATAACCAAAAGGTATTGTCGAGCTACTTCGTTTCATCATCTATCTGTACCTCTTCTGCATTTACATCTATAACTTTTTCTTTATCAGGTAATATAAATATTCCTGATTGTATATTGTGTGTAACATCTAGCTTATCTTTCTTAGCAACACCAACTCTATCTAATAGGGTCTGAGCCGCCTGTAGTTTAGCGTTGACTTGTGGTATAGGGTCATCACTCATAAGTATCTCTACAAGCTTCTGAGAAGCCATGGGAGCTGATTTAGCGAGTATCTTTGTAGCTACATCTACTATTTCATCTTTTAATGAATTGATAACATTTGATTGTGAGGTTTCTGCATATCCTGCAATACCTAGGGCATGTTTAATGTTTCCCCTAGACTCACCTGCAAGAGCATCTAAGAACTTTTGTTGTTGTTCTGTTAGCTCTCTCTTTTTTTCAGGAGGTAATAAACTATTATTCATATCTGTATTATACACATTTAAAATCTAGTTGACAACAATTTTATTTTTTTGTTCAGTTGACAAATGCATGAAGTGGGTGTATAATCTATATTGAAGCCCTCCAGGGGGTGAAACATCTATATAGATTCTAAATAATCTTCTCTGGGACAGTCCAGCAATATAACAACCCCCTCCGTATCTATCAAGCTGGGCGACCCTATCTAGTTTACACAAGATTCTGCCTAATTTTGTACAGGCAGTATATACTATACCCCCACTACCCCCCATGGCTCTTGTGTACCCCTTTGAGATTGCTAATCATTCTCATTCTAAATATCTTTTTATAACTTTTAATATCTTTTAAAAATCTTTAAAGGTATTTAAAGGAACTGGTTTATAATTCTTATTAGATATTTTATGTATCTATAAGATGTAACAAATACCTTTAAAGATTTCCCAAAATATCCAACAACAACAACACAAATAATCTATTTAACAGGCCAAAAAAATCAGGCTATCTTTTTAGATATTCTTAGAATTTTTTAAGCTGTGGCAGGTGGGTGTTCTCTTTTTGTTCTCTTAAATACCTTGACCCATTTTGAACATATCTCTTAATTTTTTACTTGCTTTATTTTTTGTTTATGCTATTGGTTAGGTATGAATTTTAAAAATTTAAACAGAAAACAAAAAAGAAGATTAGCTAGGTTTATGACTAGCGAAAATGTAAAACAATCTTCTAATAATTTTGATTTAGCATTTTTAAGATTTAATCAAGATTTAAACAACAGGCCAAATTTTGAGAGATTGAGACCTGCGAATAATGGCTCATCACTTGAAAGGGGTTGCAGTTTAAAT